GCATGAAGTTCCTTTATCATGTGGCTGGTGCGTTCAAGATTGATGGTTGGTGTATCTGGGTGCCCCAGTTCTCCAAAGGCACGATTTTCCTGAATATAGGCTTTGTGGTACCGCTGGGCTTCCTTATTCAAGGATTCGAAGCAATAGCGTCGGCGATTCTTGTTGGCTTGCTCAGACTGCATGAAAATTCCTTCAATAAAGTAGGATTTCTTGCCAGTCGTGGCATCAGCCTCCGTGAGTACCTTGACATCTTGGGTCATTTCTTTTATCAGTTTCACGTTACAACCCCTGTGTTTCTACGTTATAAGAGGCAGTTTTACTCAAGCTCAACATCGCGGTTCCGCCACCACCGGCAATCGTCACCGTGATATTGGCTGCACCGTTGTTGGCAATGGCCATTTCGTCGTGTTGCCAATATCCAGTACCCGCTACATTCAACACAACAAGTCCGTCACGCGACACAACTAATGTACCAAGTGTAGGATGCACTGACCATTTCGCAGAGGTGATGGTAAGTGAACTGACATTCTCAGTACCTATATTTGCACTGAATGCCGAGAGTGTGAGGTTTGGAGAGGCACCATCAACTACGCGAATGACAGAGCCCCCTCTTAATTTATTCTTGATTTCGTATGGCATGAAATAGCTCCTTATTTATTCTTACAATTTTCAAAGTGCCATCGTTTCATGGCAAGAGTCGAACCGATTGTTCCGCACTGAGAACATGAAATTTTTGGGAGAGAACTAACACGAATCGATTGATTGTTCTTCCACTCGGTTGAACGCTTTGCCCCCCTGGAATTTTGGTTCCCCATTAGATTCCGTATGTGTTCTGGTGTTTTTGGACCAGTGTTTTTGCCTCTCATGGCAACGCTGAGTGCTCTCCGGTGTTTTTCTGTAATCACTAACCCGGGCACACCGTCGCCGCCCTTTGTTTTATTATACTCAGGGTGGAACATCTCAATCATTAGCGGCTCAGCAATCTTCAATCCCGCTTGGATGTCTTCTCCCCAACAAAGAACAGAAAGAGAAAAATTTTTAGAACCATGTTTGATGATAGCCTGTTGAAAATGTGTTTTACTTTTCGCATATTTGGCAATCACCATATGCCTTTTCCAACGAGTCTCGGGTGTTTTTGTTGTAAAACCTATATACTTCTTTCCATTAACTATATTGGTGACTTGATAGATTGTATACATCACTTGATACCTAAGGCGCGCCGCTTCCGCATACTCAGTTTTCTCTTCCTGAGTGTTTGTTGCATGTGAGACTTGCGTTTGCGGGCCGCTCTCTTCTGCACGATCCTCATGTGAATGCGTTTTGCCACTGGTATCCGAGTGATCTTCCCATGTCGCAAGGTAAAACCTTTGATCGCGGACCGGCGAATGTTTCTTTGTAACTTTCCTTTCCTGATCCTTCTTCTAATCAATACCACTCGTCCTTGGCGCATTCGATTCGCTTCGGTAAACATCGATTCAGCAATCACTTTTCTGAGCACCGCGAGCTTCTTCTCGATAATCTGGTCGAGGGACGCAGTAATCAGGCTCTTGGCGTCTGAGAACCTTCCTTCGGCGACAAGCGCCACAGCGTTCATTACACGACCTGCTTCCAGGCGAAATCCAACACCTTGTGGAACTTCGGCTGAGAATGTTCCAATGAGTCGATATATTTTTTTCGATTGTCCGCATGTAATCCATGATATACCGTCAGTAACGCATGGGCGGTTGTGGGGTCTACCTTCGTCTGAGACCCATCTTTGTGTCTCAACGGCTCGCTTGTTTTGAATGCCTTCACTTTCTGTAAATGACTGATCGCATCTTCCTGAATGACCTCTTCTTTGACAGTTTCCCCTTTATCCTCACGTTCATACTTCTTTGATCGCAGTCGGTGTGTTGCGAATGCTTTTTTGAGTAGGGGAAGTGCTGCTGTATAGTCTCCCTTTTTTACTGCGGCCGCCCCCTGGTTCTGTCGTTTGTTATGGGCCCGGGTGGCCACCGGTATGGAAATTTCATTCAACCCTTCACGGGTATACCCTGTGCGGGAATTGTGAACAACTTTATGATGGGGTACCTTATAAAGTGAACCATTACGCTTGACCAACAAATGTTCAGGCATGACTCCCTGAACCTTTCCAACCCTGAGATGCCCTTCAGTACCTAAACGATAACGCACTTCATCACCAAATTGGTGCTTCTGGGGTTTCATATTAAACTTTGATGAAGCGTTATCCCCAAACCACTTAGTATTATTTCCTTCTTCTTCCTTCAGGGCGACAGGAGTAATCACAGCATCGTCGGGTCCGGCACTACCATATGGGATCGAGAAATACTGGCCGAGCTTGTCATTGAAGTACAGGGCCACCATGACATTATTTGGAAACTGTCGAATCGTCTTGCGTCTGAGGATTAGAATGTTCGGGGGCATCGAGTGCGCCGGCACCCCAACGTGCTCTGAAATCTCTGCGCGAAACTCGGTAAATTCTTTCAAGGGTCGTCGTTCCTTTTTATCCATGTTCGCATTGTCGAGGTCTCGCTTCACTTTTGCGGCACGCGCAGCGACATCAAGCTCTCGTGCAGCTTGCATGGATCGCTTATTCACAGCTTCATCGGAAAATACACTAAGCGGTTTCATTGGTTCTTCCTTTGTTCCAAGGTGCTCTTCCTTTTAGTTTTCTACTAATCTTTAGTTTGGTAGACGCTACTCGTGCAACCCCAAAGAGCCAAGGTGTTTGTGTCTTCTTGCCCTTATTCCATGGAACCTGGACCCCCAATTTTCCTTTATTCCAGGGTTCTTGCCCCTGTCTACTTTTACTGATCCTGTTCCTAGTTTTTGCAGAATGAGTAATCCCTTCATTGGTAAACTTTCCATTATTCAAGTGCATGTTATAAAACCCAGGGTCTTTGTCGGCCTTCGATGCCACCAATAGTGCGGTTTCGAGTGCATACATATCTAAAAATAAACCTTGGGCCACAATTTGCCGAGTAAAATCTCCAGGTCTTTTGGAATACTCTTCCTTCATCGGGCCACTGGAACAGATGTATCCATCATCCTGGGTTCCTTTATGAACCCCAACATAGAGTTTATTGGTTCCGAAATCTGTCCAGCAATATACAAATGCTTCCATAAATTACTTGTATTTCGTTCCTACCGCAGCATGAAACTTTTCATGGGAAAACCTTGGGTTTTGCAATGCAAACACGGCTGCATGATGATTGGCCAATTCTTGTCTCTTTGACGCGTCCGGGTTAGACTTGATAATGCTTGCAACTTGCTGGAAATGCTTGCGTGTTGGCTGTTCGTCCAACTGTTCGGATTCTTCTCTCATGGCAGACTTGCCCATACGGAACGGTACCTTGATCTTCTGAGACTTGGGCGCGCTGTAGGACTTGTGCGCGGGAATCTGTTTCACTTTTCCACCACGCTTCTTAAAATCCTCGACAGACTCATGCTCCTCTTGAACGATCTCTTCCTTGAGCTTATATGCACTCTTAGGTAAATGCCCCGTGACAGTTTCTCCGGTAGCTTTCTTGACTGCCGCCTTGAGTTCCTTGGATGTTTTGTACTTCTTCACATCATGCTCCTCTTGAACGACTTCTTCTGCCAAGGCATCCGCACTAGGGGCGAACAAGGTCTTCGCAATGTCCTGTTTGCGCGACTGGAGGGAATCACTGATACGCGCACCCAACAGATCGTTGAGAATCGTGGTGGCCTCTCCTGGTTGTTCGTTGGCGACGAGAGTAATCACATCACCGATGGCTGCAAAATCTTCGTTCATGGGTTTCTCCTTTTTCGCGGCTTTGGCTTTTTCTAGATAATCCTTGGCAGACTTTGACCGAATTGTTGCGGCAAGGGCCCTGGATTCTTGTAATGTACCGATGTTATTCCTATTTATGCAATCAGTTACCTGCGTTTACCGAGGAAACTTTTCTCAACGGAACGGTCAAGACCTGGGGTATTGGAACCCTGGGGTTGTTCTCCTGTGTCCTGTGTATTATCCTCTGGCGATGGGGCTAACGCTGGCTGACCAGGCATCCCACCTGGGGCTCCTCCTGGTTGTCCTGGCATCCCACCCATCCCCGGCTGTTCCATACCTGGCGGAGGCGGTAGAGGCAACTCGCCTCGCTTGGTTTCCTCGTCAATTTCGTCTGCAATCTCCTTGATATCTTCGTCACTCTGATGTAAGACATGACGCTTGACCCAAGAGTTTGAAAAGTAGATACCAATAAAGGGCTGTACTTGTGCAAGTAAGGTCACACGTTCACGAGTCAGTTCGGCATCGCGCATCTCGGAAAAGTTGTTGTCGTTCTTAAAGTCATAGGAAATATCTTCTCTGAAAGTTTCCCACTCTTCCAAGGAACACACCTGGGTCAGAACCATGTGCTGTCTCAAGGCTTCGTCAAAGAGTCGCGCAAACTTGTTACGCAAACGATGAATGAACTTATTGAACTTGACTTCATCACGAGTGATTTCCGCGACCCGCCCAAGACCCACCATCCCGCCGCCGGCCTGTTGTGCATCCAAGCGTCCAATCGGAACATTGAGCGACTTGTAAAGTTTCTTCTGGAAGTATTCGACATCTTCCATGTGACCGAGGTTTTCACCACCAGGCAACGTGGTGATTTCCGTACCCTTACTGCCTTCGCGTCGGGGCAACCAAAAATCTTCCAACATGCTCATGTGCTTACGTTCGTCGCGCAATTCTCCTGTGTTGGCATCATAGACCAACTTGTTGCGGTACTTCGTCATAATGTCTTTGAGATACTGTTCGGCTTTGAGTTTCGGGAGTGTGCCGACATCGATGTAGAATATGCGGCGTTCGGGTGCGCGGGAAAGACGGTAGATAACAATGGCATCTTCGATCATACGCAATTGGTTTAGAGGCTTGATGGCTTTGTGCAACCAACCAATGACCATCGTAGACTTGGCATCCAGCAACCCTGACGGCACGAACACAATGGCATCAGTCGCAATACGAGTGCCTTGATTAACTGAGGCAGTGTAGGACTGGGCGGTTAACCCACGATCATTGAACACATAGTATTCTGAAATAGCCTTAATGAATTCTACTCCGGTCTTGGGGTCACGATCTTTGAGGATTTCTCGGACCTTACGAATCTTGCGAGGATCGATATAACGTAGTTCCAGTACACCCTCTTTGGGCTTGGCTTTGTCAATGACAACCTGGAAATAGAGTCGACCGTCCACATACCATCGCTTAAACAAGTCCTCGCCGAGGTCTTGAAAACTGAGCATGGACTTGATCTTGTCGAAGCCTTCTGTGATTTTCTTCTTGATGGAGGCGGGCACGTTGAGCTTATCGAGGTTGATGGTGACTGTTTCCCCATCATCGTCCTGGGTGACCGCTTCGGTGATGATTTCTTCAATCGCCTCAGAGCATTCTGGGTGCAGGGACATTTCACGGTATCTTGTTATTAACTCTAACTCATTCCTTACACTACCTTCTAAATCTACGTATGTCCCGTAGTAGGCTCCCTGAGTTATTGTTACGGCGCCGTCGTCAATCTTCTCTTGGGGGATGACAAGGGTTTGCTTATTTACGTCTTCGACTTGTGTTACATCAGGAGTTTTTCCTAATGAGTATCCAAACAGGCTCCATGCCACGGTTATACCTTCACTTTCTTTGATTCAAGGAAACGCAGTCTTGATGCTCGCATTTTCAATCGAGTCTCCGTTGAATGCTTTGTGCCATACTGAGGATGATTCATGCCTGTATTTATTGCCTTCAATTTGGCTAGTCCTTGCTCAGAATGTTGACAAGTATTTGTTTTGCCCTTATTCCAGGGAGTGAATCCAAGCCCTCTTCCGAGTCTATTTGAATTTCCAATGCTCGATAAGGAAGTTCGTAAATTCTTTTTGCCTTTATGAGCAACTGATTGTGCCTGCTTGTACTCTTTGCTACGCGGTGGATGTTTGAGCCCGATGGTCCCTTCTCCACCGGCAGTTTCATTGTACTCTGGTTTCAAAACTGAAATCCAATACGGTTCTCTTATATTCAAACCAAGTCGAGCATCCCAACCTTGTTCCAAAATAGTCCATACAAAATTACCAAGACCATCTTTTCGTAGGGCTCGATGAAAGTGGTGTTTGGAGCCCAGACGTGCCTTTGCTTGATGCTCCTCCCATCTCTTGATGGGTGGATTTTGAGAGGTAAATCCGATGTAGGATTTACCGGTAGGAATATGTACCACTTGATAGACTGTAAACATAGGCATCACAAACGGGGTCCCCGAAGGAACCCCGTTGTCCATTAGACGATAACGGTGTTGTCCTTGGCGACCGAGGTTAAATACTGGTAGGCGAGTGTAACCGAAAACTCCTCTATAGTATCATTACTGCCCCAGTCCACATCGATTTGACTGACATCAACAGGAAAGATACCTTCAAACGTGTACTGTTTCAGCACTTCGCCTGTCTTGCTGTACTGCTTGACAAACGCTTGTGTGGAATAGCCGAGCGAGTTCCCGGCCCAGGTATCGCGGACATTGGTGACATGACGGTTCATGCCGTTCATCCACTTTTCAAAGGCATTGCGTACTGCAAAGTCTTCGTCATTCAGAATTGATAGCGTCCATTCGGGGAATGTGCGGTTTCCTGCCAGCTTGGTTTCGCGTCCAAAGTAGAATACCGGTACGTGACCGATGGTCGAACCTGGCATCGATGCCGTCTTGCACATGAAGGTCAATTTTCGTGCCGCATTCCCTGGATTGATGAAGGTTGGGAATGTCAATTGCACTTCGAACAGGTTTGGGCGTGCGCCGTCACCCTGCATTTGTGAACGGAACTCATACACGTTGAACGGCATATTAGACTCCTTCGTTACTTCTATTTAGATTAGAACTTTCCGACCACTTCGTCAAAGGAAACTCCGGTTCTTACAGCCACAAAGTTCAACTGGATATAGTTGACGCTTCGTGCGGGCTTGATGTAAATATCGCCCACGAAGCGGTTGCTGTCAATCACTTCAGGTGTGTTGTTGGTTTCGTCTGCCACCACACGGTAATCGAAGATACCTCGGCGCCCCTGCACATCACGGAGGAAAGGATTAACCAGGGCGAGGAATGCGGCTCGTGTGAATTCATCGTTGAATTCAAACAAACTAAACTTGGAGGCTCGCGCAATGGCTTTTTCCAAGACAATAAAGAGACGGCGCACGTTGATTCGGTCGAATGCGCTTGGCTTGCTCAACAGGGTCTTGTCCCCGTATAGCACACTTCCGTTGCCTGGGAAGGTTGCCACTGGGTTGATGCCATTCTTGTAGAGTGTGTCGCGTTCTGCCTTGGATGGATTCCAAGCCAACTTCACGACATTCTTGATCTGCCCACGGTCGAACCCTGCTGGTGAGAACCAAGGGTCACGGGTCGTGTCGGTGCGAACACAGAGGCCTGCGATATCGCCGTTCAATGGGAGGTAACGGTAGGTATCCGCGTACTTATCGTACTGGTACTTCCAATTAGAATCCATAAACGCATAGCTGGATGACGTGAGTAGGTTGCGGTAGGTTACAACGGAATCGGCTTCCAGACCTACATTGTTGACGCACGAGTCGCGTGATGGGCTGACGAAGGCTACGCAATCTTTGCGAGTTTCCGCAATGTTGCTGATGACGTACCCAGTGACGGTCGAATCCGCTTCTCCTGTGACCAAGAGGCTAACATCAACCACATCTCCGTTGACATATAAATCCCATCCTCGCTGAAAGTCTCCCGCGGTGACGGGTTGATCCATACCACCAGCGAGGCTTAAACGCTGGGCAACCGTGACATCCGTGTAGAGGGTCCCGGTGACTGGGGTACCCCAGTTCGTGCCGAGAGGATCGTGGTCCCCAAAGTAGACCCACTTGGATGAATTGAAGAGAACGGTTGGGTAGTAAATCGATGATCCATCGTTGGACTTGGCATCGATACCCTTGGAAAGGAATGGATACTTTTCAAGAACTGTACCGGGAGTGAGTGTGACACCACCATCTTCATCCAGTACGATGACATGGAGTTCGTCATTGGCGCCACTCTTGCCTGCGGCATAGGAAGAGGTACCTGGCGCAGAATCAAATTGGTCAGCATACTCCCACTTGCGAAGGATCATGGCCGGAGCGGTGAGGGCTACTGTCAAGGCACTTGCGAGCACAATGGCTGTGGCATTGGCAGAAGCAACTTGCAGGTAAGGATTCGTTCCCAACTTAACATAATCACCAGTACGCACATACGGGGAGCTATTGCCTGTGGTGTTGACAGTCGTAGCCCCGATGCTGGCGGCATTCGCGGTGGCCGCTGACTGCAAGGTGGCGTTGCTAGAAAACACATTCGCGCTTCCGCAGACAGATACTTTCAGGTTGTTTCCGAGGGCTCCTGGGTAGCGAGCGGCAAAGGAACCAAAGTCCCCCTGTCCTGTGTAGTAGTTCAGTTCATAAACATCTTCGTTCTTGATGAGCAAGGGTGCCGCGGCGGCCGTGTTGGCCACGGCATTCTTTGAGGCAGTGTTGGCTGCACGGGTGTTGCGAAGTTGGTTGCCATATGCCAAGAAATTGGCAGCGGAGAAGAATGACAAGAAGGTGTTGGAATCTGGCTTACCGAAACGATCTGCCAGCTTGACTTCTGTATCCACCAAGAAGCGAGTTTCGACAGGACCCCAGGTGAACTGACCGACATGTGCTCCTGCACTGGTCGAAACGGTCGGGACCACCGTTGTCAGATCCACTTCGGTAACATTAACGCCCGCAGATAGTTGGAAACTCATTGTTTACTCTCCTTTATGATGCTTTTGATTCGTGTTGCCACCTTGGGGATTATTGATTTGACCCATTCTTGATGCACTAATCTTGGCTCTGGTTTCGGGGGACTTCACCGTTCCCAATTGACCTTGCCTCATGTTTTCTCTGGTTCTATCAGATCGTTTCTCCCCTCTACGCAAGAAGTTACCATTACGAATGGCCTCCTTGGTTGCCTCAGAGAAATTTTTCTGCCCGGAGAGACATTTCCATGCTAAATTGTCTTGCCACGAGCCGTTGTTTTCCCATAATAGTTTATGAACATGAGCATGTTGTTCTATTGATAGATACACAACATTATCGATATTGTTGAGTCCTTTGGAACTCCCAAATCGCCTTTTCCACTCATGCTTTGGTATGACGTGGTGTTTATGAGTCATTGGCATGTCAGTTATTTATGAATTTGAGGTTTTCTAGAGTCCATTGAGGCTTCTGGCATATTTTGCCATGAAGTTCATCATTTCCTGGGGGTCCATACCTCGTGAAGTCACCCACAAGTCGCCGTCCTCGACCGTAAACGGGTCTTCCAGCCCTGTATCGATGATACCGAATGGTACAAGATCATCGTCCACCATGGCCGTTTGTTCAGTTTCGAGGGCCTTGGCGATGTTGAGGCTCGACCCCTGCGCTTCGCGGAAGTATTTCTGGGTGACAAGCCACGCGAACATAACAAGGCACATGGCCAAATCGTCGTGCTTCCCTTCTTCTGCCTTGTAGGTCTGAAGTTGCTGGGTGAACGTGCTGAGTTCCGAAATGGTTTCAAAGTCGTGGATTAGGAGTTTGTTTTGCTCCAACAGTGTCTTGAGGTTCAAACAACCGATACGCTTGACTGATTCGGTCATACGAAGTCCCAGGCGCACCCCCTTCTTGTATCCCCCGGCAACCTTCGCCCCTGTTTTCTGTGAAGACTCCAACTTGAAAATATTCTCATACTCCAAATCATAGTGCAGCATGTCCACAATCTGTTGCCCGTTGTCGTTGATTTCAATGAGAACGAAGGCACGGTTGTACTTGATCGCCGCGTTGTAGATCATGTTTGGGAACACCATCGGTGCAATGGAGGAGCTATGATACTCCGCGACACCGCGGTACGGTATCTGAGAAATGTCAATTACCCAGAAGGCACTGGCATCCTGATCGAGGCCTCGTGCGGGGTCGACACAAATGACATACGCATGATCCTGTTGTGGGTGCTCATAGACATTCCAACCCCCGTCATTGATGATAGGCTGTTTCTTGTTCAGCACCATGAGTGCCAGGGTCGCTCCTGAGATGAGCGTATCGGACGATCCCAAGAATTCGCACAACACCTCCTGTCGGAACTTTTGTTCACCCAGTGTGCGGCGTTGTTCGTTAAACCATGCCAAATCACGGTCGGGTACTCTATCCCACGTATACTCAACAGACACAAAGTCATTCTTGCCACTCTTCGCATCCGCCCAGAACTGGCAATAGTGGTTGAGCCCCTTCGGTGTACTTGCCATAAGGATTTTGGTTTCTTTACCAGAGGAGAGGGTCGGGAAGGTTGAGGTAAAGAATTCTTCCGCAATGTTGTTGGGGACGTGGGCAAACTCGTCCATGAACACCATCGAAAGTGAGTATCCTCGAATGGCGCTCGAACTGGTCGCCGCGGCGAGAATGCGTGATCCATTTTCGACTGTGATCGAACGCTTGTTCCATTCCACTATGCCCTGCTGCATGAAGGAAGGAATGTTTTCGTACATGAGTTGGATACGATTCAGGATTTCCTGTGCCATTGGGGCTTTATTCGCTAAGATCGCACAGACTTTGTGGCTTTGGAAGAGAATGTACCAGATGAAAAACGCCGCGGTTGTGGTGGTTTTGCCCATCTGTCGGGGTAGCTTGACGATAACCTTGCGCTCTGTGAAGTAGGTTTCGATAATCTCTTCCTGAAAATCGTACATCTCAAATGTGATGATGCCGCGGTCGACGTGGACGATTTTGCAGTACGTCTTGATGAAGTGTACAGGATCGATAGCGCAGCGGCTCCACTCGTCCACCTGCTCCTGAGTGAATTGCTCTTTGACACCCACACGCTTGAGGCGCGGGTTTTTCAGATAAAACCGTTCCCTGACAGGCTTAATCTTAAAATTTTCTCTTGGTTTTTTTGCTTTAGGTGCCGCGACGGCCATGGGTATCCTTATACGTTGTCCGTGCTGATCGCCTTGGCTTCAATGATACGACGTTTCTTCTCATCGCGCTTGAGCTTGATCGCTTCTTGGAGTTCCATTGTGGACCCGACAAACACCGCATTTTCAATATGCACATTGCCGGTGAGGGCATCGGGTTCCGTGATGGACAATTCCTGTTGGTGAACACTGAGCAAATCTTGGTTGAGTTCTGCCATTGTCTTGAGCATGTTTGCGGCGACTTCATAGGCACGAGGCGTCTTGAGTTCGCGGGCGAGTGCCAACAACTCTGTAATCGCCTGAGTGCCTTGAGCAATCATCAGACGAACATTTGTGCGAGCTTCGAGTGCATCCTCTGACACAGAGTTGTTGGCACTGGCAGATACATC